GATGTCCTTGTGAAGCATAGTTCAAAGCTTCAGTCAACACGTTCAACGTACCTATCTTACTGATAGATATATTAGCGTTAGCTTTTTTCTGTTCGTCCTCAATCTTTGAAACATCATAGACTGATTCACCGTCATCGTTTTTAATAGTAATAATCATATTAAAATTCCTCGTCATCATCAAAAAATTCAGAGCCGTCCTGAGCCTTGTACTCCACCAAGTCTACAATCTGAACAGCTTGTAAGTCGAGACCTTTCCCTGCCTTACCTGCATATTCCCAATCGTATTCATTGTACTGTACTCTAATCTTAGAGCCATTACCTACAGCAAGATTAACTTCCTGTTTGTTTTGGTCTAGTAATCTAGGTGCAGACCTGACCATACCATTTGGTCCATTGACTTTACGTTTGATTACTATAGCAGAACCTTCGTCCATCTGCTTAATGGTATGTCCACGAGTTGCAAAACTATCTGCAGTCTCTTCATCAACAACTAAGTTGACTGTGTACATTGGTTCAAATGTGGTATTGGGTTCTTTAATACTCGCCCAATACGCAGTTCCTTCTACTATCATATTTACCTCCTACGGTTTAGTTAATAGTTCGTTAAAAATAGGGAGAGTTTTGAGCTGACTACTCTCGAAGTCATAGGCTGAAGCCTAACCAAATAGTTTAGTATTTGGAGATAGAGGGCTTAAAGTTCTTTGGTTACTCGTCATCATGTTGCACATTGTATCAGAGTTGCTCATCAATGTCAAGCATTATATCATCCATTGTGTAAATACTTTCATCACAAAGTTTAATATAAAAATCTTTACCTTGCCAACGCACCTCATATGCTATCTTGTTTTCGTATAGTTCTTCAAGATGTTTACTTAACCACTCCTCAAAGTATCTAAATTGTTCTCTGTTTAGTTTTGTAAATCCTTCGTTCATTATATTTCCTTTACCAGTTTTTTACCACACCAATAATTAAAACTATTAATGTTGTTAAATTAATTACAACTAAAGTTGTGCCTACGTCCATTCTATTTTCTCCTTTTTTCTTTTATCATTATATTTAGTAACAACTTTACCACTATTATATCCTGTAGTTTCTGTTGTCCACTTACCCTCTTCAAACCTAACCTCTATAAAATTAATAGAGCTATTAATCCTTTCTTGTTCTAACATTATCTTTTGTTTCTTTACGATATCAGTGTGTTGAGTCATGAACTAAATCCTCTATTGTTTTGAAAGCATCAGACAATACAGACTCATCTATATTTTCTTTCAAATTTCTTAGGTAGTCAATGTCCATATCTTTTACATCCCACACTTTACCATCTAAAGTTCTTGTGATTGTTTTAATATCTTGAACCATATCTATACCTACCATGCTATCTACAGCAGAGTAGACAGAGTTACACCAAGTCTTAAGACTATCTGCTTCTCCATTAATTACTACATCTATTACGTATTCATCCATGTCCTGATACCTCCATCAGTTCTTTGTATGTTGTTATGTTTGGATATTGTTTTAAGTATTTCATTATCCACTTGTCTGTCATGTATGACATATGTAATTGCCCTTGACCAAAAGCATGTGTCTGTTCAGGAAGTAAGTTGTCAACATTATCTATTGTAATAGTCTGTGCTTGTTCAACAGGCAATAAACTTTCTAACCATTCCATTTGGATAGGCTTGATTCGTTTTCTAAGTTTCTTAATTTGTTTTGCGTTCATATTATTTCCATGCTGTGAACTCCATGTAAGGAGTTTCTTTGTGTCCTTTAGGTAACCATTCTACCATATCTTCAACCATTTGTAAATCTAAATTTGTAGATGTTGATTCTCCCTCATCATCATGAGACAGTAACAAACCTTTACCTGCATACACTCTGTCATTCATAGTAAAGTACATTTGATTATCAATAAGTAAACCTTCATCATCTATGTACATATCCTGTGTCTCATAAAGACGAACACAATCAAAAGTTCTACAGCCTATAAGGTCATAGATTTCTCTGAAGTCTCCTGTATATACTACTTCTTTTATTGTTGTATCAAATGGGTTTATTAGTATTCCTTTCATTTTGCTACCTCCATGGTATGTTGGTTATAATAAATACTTTCAGCTAAAAACTCAAGTATTGTTTCTCTATCATCATCTGCATGAAGTTCATACAGATAACAAATCTCATCTATCTCTTCTGTTAATAATAGTTTAGCATCATCTTCTAAGACCTGCTCATATATTTGTTCTAATGTTCTTTCGTTATGTATGTTACTCATCATCTTCTTCCTCTAACTCATTTAAAAAATCATCTACTCTTGTTGCTACCCAATCAGGTACGTCTCCTATATTTTCTTCAGTACCATCTTCCCAAACAATACCTATGTTCCATGCTGTTATTTTCATGTTATCTCCTGTGTTGTGTCTATCTCATCTACCATATCCCATACATCATCAAAGGCTTCTGATACTTTATCATCACACACCTTGCTGTCTACCTCATCACTCAATGTAGTTAAAAGCTCTCTCAAATTACACCATTGTTTATACGTCATCATCTACCTCCTATGCTGTTTGTATTACAAAGCCACTAGTATCTTTCTTGGCTTTACCTTTTGCTTTCAGACCAACAATCACATTGCTCTTATCTAAAAATCTTAAATCACTTTCATCTCCATTGACTACCTCTCTACCCTTGAAATAGATAGGCATATCTCCATTGAATACAACTGCTATGTTGTAAGCAATCTTGTCGAACAGATTGGCGTACTTCATATTAGCTTCACTGTAACTCCATGTCAAGTGATAGTTTTTATGTTGCTCTACTTTTCTTGTAGGTATCTTGGTGTAATCATAGAACTGTACAGTTGGAAAGATATCAAAGATATTATGTCCGTCTATCTTGATAGTCTCCCATTGTATGTCACTAGTACCATTCAATCGTATGCAAGGAAGCTTATCTTTCTTTTCACAGTATCTTACAAACTTCATAACGTCTGTAATCAGGTAAGACATGAAGGTTTCTTTGTCCTCCAAATACAAATTAGTCTTACGCTTTCTAGCTTCTTGTATGACATTAGTGGTTTCACCCTTCTTTATAATGCCACCTCTACCTGCTGTATTTAGACAGGCTTCCTTGCACCCAGCAACGTCCTGATAAGGACATATCTTAGTGTTGATTGGACTCAAATGCATAATAGCAGTCAAGTAATTACTTATTTTCTCACCCTTTATAATTTTAGGGTTGTTAAAACTTAATAGTTTATAGCTCATAGTTTCTCCTTTTATTTAAGATGATAAAGTATTTCTGCTCTTATATTTTCTAAACCATATAGAGTGTCTTGTATATCACACACATCTATAGCTTTTGTATTTGTCAAGTCATTATCTTTATACATATGTATAAATAATATAGTCTTGTCTATGCTTTCTAAGTCTCTATAACCTATTGGATTTTGTACTTGTATTTTCATTATACCTCCCTGTTTAATCCACCTATCAAAGCCTTTACAACAGCTTTCATATCTTTTAAAGTCTTTACTTCTTCATCAATATATTTAATTATATCTCCATGATTTTCATACTTACCAGCTCTCGGTGAAGTAAGTGTAAATATTTCACCATTATATTTTGTGGCGTTTTCTATTCTAATATCAAGTTCTTCTTTTACTGCTTCGCTTATATCTATATACATTACTCGTCTCCTTCATAGCTTTCATACAACTTAGCTTCATGAGTATGTTCTATGTCATGAAATCTATGAAAGTAATCTTCGTTATGATTAGCTATATGTTGATTCTCATCTGACCTTGCATATCTTTCAGCTTCGTGTTTACTTGAAGCGTCTACTTCTATAACAGCTTCATAGCTTCTAGTTACTGTTACTCTCCAAAGTCCTTCGTGTTTTATATTCTCACTCATATTATCTCCTAGCCGTAGGCTCTCATTGTTAGTTCCATTAGTATATCATTTCTTTCTTTTCTTGCATTATCTTTTTCTTCTTCTGATTTACTTTCATCTAATATGATGTCATCTAGTTCTTCAATTATTTGTCTATAGGTTTTAGCCATATTTATCTCCATTAAGTTAAAATTAAGAGGCACTTTAAAGTGATACCTAGCACTCGAACATTATCTTTTAAAGTCACCGAACGACTGACTATCTATAATGCTTTCCTTTATAGACATGACTACGCTACCTAGCAGTCCGTAAGCCTAGTGATACAGTAAGGGTAGCTTTCTCCTTACCAACTCTAGGATTTAATTTACAAGGGAAGGTACTCGGTTTAGTTCTTATCCCATTTCATCTACAACCTTTTCAAGAAAGGATTTTACAGTAGCTCGGACACCTTGTAAAGTTTTTTATGCAAACAATCTAGTGAATGACATCTTCAACCTAGCAAAGAAGCTGTTAGTTGTGTAGTATTCATAGTCTTGTAAAGTTTTTAAGACTTCTTGTGTATCAATATTAGTAGCAACTTCAAGTATTTGCATACCCTTGTTGTCTTTACCAAGTGGCGTTCTTCTTACAAAATGCAAAGGCTTATTTGGTTTAGGCTTTTGTTGATAAATAGATACTTTACCTGAATGATACCCATTGAAAGTATCTCCTGTAGTAGTTTCATATCTTTCTTTACTAGCTCTAACTCTAATAATATTTACACCTAGACTATTTGCATAGTTCCAAATAGCTTTTTCACTTATACTTCCGTAGTCATATATTGAATCAACAGTTGTAGTATTTCTTTTTCCATAGACGATTTTCGCCATAATATATCTCCATATTTTAGTTAAAATTGAGGTGCTAGTTGGTTTATTTACTACTCAAACTAGCAGAAAGAGTATTTCAGGACTGTTGCTCGGTTTATATTTGTTCTAGTTTATCCTGATTGCACAGTTTAATTTTACGATTTAACAGTAATCCCTAGAGACCAAGCGATATTATTATTGTGCTTTAGTTGTAGCACCTCTTTAGCATTGGTGTCCTATAGTTTACATTCTCTCGGATTCGGTTTAGTACATTTCTTTTGAATATACTATTTTAGAAGCAGAAGCATCTTTTAAAAACAAATCTAATCTTGTTTTTTCGGTAACTTCTTTTTCTAATTCATAGTCATATCTTGTGCTATGAATAACTAAATCTCTACATAAAAAACAATTTCCTTTGTTTATTGCTTTTACTTCAATTTTAGTTACATCTGATATTCTAATATTTGTCATATTTATCTCCTTTAAGTTATTGGGTTAATATCATTTGCTAATTCTTTATTAGCTTCAATTGTTTCAGACTTTAATTCTTGTTCAGTCATAAAATCTACAAAATCTAAATGTTCATATTCTTCCATTTTTATCTCCATATTTACAAGACTTTGAAGTCTCGGTTGGTTGCTGACCGACAAATTATATGTTTTTTCTCGGCAGATGTCAAGCGTCTTAACAAACTTAAGATATATTTATAATCTTAAAATTGTTCAATCGTCCAAACTGTTCCCATTTCCATACTACCACTACTCAAAAAGTCATAGTTGGATTTAAGAAACACATGTCCCTTTTTAGTAAACTTATGTCTATAAATTACAGACCTGTCTTCTTTAACAGAGTTCCTAACTTTAAAAACATAACCTAAATCATTGATATACCGTTCAGCTTTTTCAAGACTATTAAATTTTACCATTTGTATCTCCTCTTAATTTTTAAGGTTTGCAAGGTTTGTTCCTTGCTGACCGAACCCATTTTACGCTTTGGTTTTGCCGATGTCAAACGAATAACAAACTTAAGATATATTTATAATTTTAAGATATCAGAAGATTAAATATATCCGTAAAATAATCTTAAAGTTTAAACTTAAATTCACAGGTTATCCACAGATAATTATAAGTTATCCACAAGTAATTAACAAGATATACATAAATATTTAAGGGTTATCCACAGGTTATTAAGCTTAAATACGCCCTCAACCAACCGACCAGTTTAAATACGCCCTCAACCAACCGACAAACTTAAAACTCGACCTTAAATTTAAACTTAATTAAGCTTACTTACTTCTTTGGTGTGGTCGACTGCCCTCATAAAGAGCATTCATCATTATTATAGATTAGGTTTAAGATAAAGTATAACTGAAGACATAAAAAAACTCTCTCACTTGAAATGCGAGAGAGTTATGAATAACTTAACTATTCTCTTTTAGATATAAAGCAATCTTATCAAGATAAACTTTAGGAAGACTCTTACCTTGAAGAAGCGTATGAGCTTTCTTAAAATTCAATCTATCATCTTTAGCAAGGCTATAAAGACATCCTTGAATTTGCTTTTGAAGCTTCCAATTCATCTTATCTCCTGTTTTAGCAAACTTATAAGCTACTGCTTGACATTGTTTGAACGAAGCAGGGCTTGTAGTTCTATCTTTATCAAAGCTATTTATATCAAATGTATTTTCCATATTGTACTCCTTTAAGTAATGGATTTATAAATACTTGCAATATAATCTTGCAAGTGGTTAAGGTCATCAGTATTATTACTGACGATTCCTAAAGCTTGGATTCCACTTAGTATTAAAGCTAAGCTGTAATCTTTTGCTTGAGAAACTGTTTTAAATTCTAAAGTCTCGTTATTTGAAAAGGTTATTAAAATCATATTTATCTCCTATTATGGTTTGCAGAGATTATTAGATTTTCGAGTTGCAAATGCTTGAGTTTTACGCAGTAAAAGTTTTATAGATTATCGAGTCTTCGAGATAATGTGTAAACATTTGTCACTTTAAAATCTTTATAATATCGTAAACCAGCTTAGATAGGAGATGACATATGACTTTTGATACCTTTTCACGAGACAGTAGAATTGTTTCTCAACAAAAGTTACCTTTAATACTAAGTAAGCTTTAGGAAACCAGTAATGATACATTAACCACAAAAGATTATCAAGTATTTATATCCATTACAATTGTACAATATGGAAATACTTTGAGTGCTTTGATAAAGACTGACAAGCCCTCTGCAGAGAGTGTCAAGCAGTACAAAGTTTGCTACCTACATAAGATGAATTGCACTGAGAAAGCAACATGAAAGGCTTCAAGACGCTAAAGCCTATTGAGTTTTAAAGTTACGAAGAAGCAATCAAGGTAAAAACAAAAGTTTATCTATGCTTTATATCTACTGAATAGCATGAGGAACTCCGAAGCCTTTCAAGTGAGAGAGAAACCACAGAGGTCTGAAGTTATACAATCTTAAATCTATTCAGGGGTGGGCAGGAGACCATACCCTCTACCCTATATATCTATAGCATAGTTATACATTTTCAAGGGTAATGACCATTAACCAGAACTAGTTAACGCCCCGACACTAAAACTCTAGAATCTTTAAAGACTTTAAAGGTATTTATTTCGCCCACAAAGAAATCTCCTCTACTAGGCAGTCAATTGTTTGATAAGGGTGTTGAGGGTATATGTTGACCCGGGAGGGACACTACGTTTAGTATAACAACGCATTCTACTTTTGTCAAGGCTTTACTAAAAAAACTTTAAAGCTTGACAAGTTCTAAATGGATGTGTATACTAGATTCATGGCTATATTACCAAGTGTTGATAAAACAACAACCAAAAGAGAATTAACAGATAAGCAGAAGTCTTTCTTAGAACAACTAGTGAATACTAGTGGTGATGCAAAGAAAGCAGCAGAACTTGCTGGTTACTCTTCTCATTATCACCATGTTGTAAAGACTTTAAAGTCTGAGATACTAGAACTCACTCAAGAGATACTAGCAAACTCAGCCCCTAAAGCAGCTTTTAAACTTGTAGAGATAATGGAATCTAAGAAACCTATAGTACAAGCAGCTAATAAACTTACTGCTGCACAGACGTTATTAGATAGAGTTGGTGTTAGTAGAGTAGATAAAGTAGATATAAATCATAACATGGCTAGTGGAGGTATCTTTCTGATGCCTGATAAAGCCCCAGTAGTTATAGACGCAGAGGATGCAGACTATGATAGTCTCAAAGACTATGACTAGACTTTGGATAACCGAACATGTTAATGAAGAAGGGTCTGCAATAGGTCCTTATATCAAAGCTGATACAATCGCACAGGCTAATAGAATAGCAATACAATATGGATTAATGGTGTTAGGAGAAATACAAGAACTCCAACACGATGATTCACAACAAAAGAGGATAGTACACTAATGACAGAAAAAGATGGTAGATTAAAACGAGCAGGAGTCTCTGGGTTTAATAAACCTAAAAGAACTCCTAGTCACAAAACTAAGTCACACATTGTTGTGGCTAAAGAAGGTGATAAGATTAAGACTATACGCTTTGGTCAGAAGGGTGCTAGTACTGCTGGTAAACCTAAAGCAGGTGAATCAGATAGAATGAAAGCTAAGAGAAAGTCTTTTAAAGCAAGACATGGTAAGAACATTGCTAAAGGTAAAATGTCTGCAGCCTATTGGGCTGACAAGGTAAAGTGGTAAATGGGTAAACAAATAGGAAATGATGAAGGTTCTCAAGTAACTTTTAGAAAAAGTATTTATGGTAAAAGTGATGGCGGTAAAGGTGCAAGACCTAGACCATTTGCTATATCTAAAAAAGAATACGAAGATAACTGGGACAGGATATTTGGAGGAGATAAAGATGCCAACAAAGAAAAAGAGTAAGTCAACTGTGAATAGTGCTGGTAATTATACCAAGCCAACTATGCGTAAGAGGCTTTTCAACAGTATTAAAGCCGGTACTAAAGGTGGTAAATCCGGACAATGGTCAGCTCGAAAAGCCCAGCTCTTAGCAAAACAATATAAAGCCAAAGGCGGAGGCTATAAATAAAATGAAAAGGATTAAAGAATTTATGATTAAGATAATGGACAGACTAAACAAAGTCTATGCAAAACTATTTAAGAAATGTTTAACACCAAAAAAAAATGTCAAGTCTAAAAAAGTCACAAAGAAGTCTTAGGGCTTGGACAAAACAAAAGTGGCGTACCAAAAGTGGTAAAAAGTCGGCAGAAACGGGGGAAAGGTATCTCCCAGAAAAAGCTATTAAGGCATTATCTTCTAAAGAATATGCTGAATCAACTAGAAAAAAACGAGAAGATACTAAAAAAGGAAAGCAGCACAGTAAGCAACCAAAGAAAACTGCAAGAAAAACAAGAGCTTACAGAAAAGTAAAATGAAAGAAGGATATATAACAAGAGCTTCTTCAACCATACCCTTTGGATATGAGATGGATGAAGACACTGATTCTTTTCTTAAACCTATAGAAGAAGAACTAAAGGTGTTAAAAGAAGTATCTGAAGCAGTCTTTCATGGAGAGATTAGTCTAGGTATTGGAGTAGATTGGTTAGAGGCAGAAACAGGAAGGAAGATGTCTAGACCCGGATTGAAAAAACACGTAGATAAAGTATATGGAAGATAATTCAGAAAAGTACTTGACAAACCCAGATGGGAGTTATATACTAAAGAAAGACGGTACACCAAGGCTTAAACCCGGTAGACCAAAGAATTCAGAACTTTCAGGAATTAAGTTAGCTTTACAAGCAAAGAATAAACTTAATAAGAAAAGTAAGAAAGTTCAAAAGCTAACAAGAAGTTTAGCTAGAGTCAAGAAAGAACTTGACCAAGAAGAGAAAGTTTTAACATCGAATGTTTTAACAAAATCAGATACCAAAGAGTTACCTGATGCTATACAAAAACATTTAGATACTACTGGTTCTCATGTGGCTTTTATGCCAAACGAAGGACCACAGACAGACTTTCTAGCTGCAGGTGAGAAGGATGTTCTTTACGGTGGTGCAGCAGGTGGTGGTAAAAGTTTTGCAATGTTAATAGACCCATTGCGTTACTGTCACATAACAGAGCACAGAGCTTTGATATTAAGAAGGTCTATGCCAGAACTAAGAGAACTTATAGATAAGTCTCGAGAGCTTTATCCGATAGCCTTTAAAGGTGCTAAGTTTAAAGAAGTAGAAAAGTTATGGTTGTTCCCAAGTGGAGCTAAAATAGAATTTGGGTTCTTGGAACGAGATGCAGATGTTTATCGTTATCAGGGACAAGCGTACAGTTGGATAGGTTTTGATGAGATAACTCATTTACCTACAGAGTTTGGTTGGAACTACTTAGCATCACGTCTAAGAACTACTAACCCAGCTATAAAGACTTATTTAAGATGTACAGCTAACCCGGGTGGTGTAGGTGCACATTGGGTAAAGAAGAGATACGTAGAACCTTCAGAACAGAATACAAGCTTTGAAGGTAAGGACGGACTCACAAGAAAGTTTATACCAGCATTGTTACAGGATAATCCTCACCTTGCTGAAGACGGTGAATACGAAAGGATGCTTAAATCCTTACCAGCCATACAACGTAAACAGTTGTTGGAAGGTAACTGGGATATAAATGAAGGAGCAGCCTTTGCAGAGTTTGAACCTCCGGTTCACGTCATACCACCTTTCGAGTTACCGAGTTGGTGGGAAAGAGTTAAAGCAGTGGACTACGGTTACGCTGCAGAAAGT